GTTGAAAGGAAATCTTTCTGTCGTTATACTTTGCCTTTCTGGTTGAGTATGTTATTTTTAATCTTTACCGGTTATAATTTTGTTCGTCTTGGCTTATTTTTATCCATTGTTCTATGCTATAGATTGTATCAAAATATTAAAGAGAGAGTAAATCTTGAGATTAATAGAAGGTATGATCTTTTAGCATCAGTTACAGCGGATGTCAAACAACATTTCCAGATTAATTCTAAGAAATATTTTGCGTTTGGATCAAGTTTGGTCGCCCTTTATGGGGTCTATCGCATGATTAATCTTTATCGTAGGCCTAATGAACCAGAATCACAAGATGTATCTACTTATCTTGATACGGCTCATGTAGCTTTTGCTCCTGAAGAGACGAATATCAAAGATAAGAAAGGTGATGCTCGTGATTATGTAGAAGGTTTGAATCGTGCTCGTCCTACAATGGATAAGATGAGTGCAACCACTACCTCTGAGCGTTTGATTAATACACTCGTTAAATCACAACGGATTGTAGTTATCAAGGACTCTAAGGGTAATAAGATATCATCAGTAAATGGTATCATGGTTGATGGTAATGTCATCATGATTCCTGCTCATGCTGTTCCACTTACTGGGACTTTTGATATTGAAACTACGACAAAGCCCGGTGAACCATGTGCTAAGACTAAAGATCAGAAGATTACTGAGAAGATGGTTGTGGTTGATGAAAGTAATGATTTCGCGCTTGTGATTTTGCCTTCGGCACCATCAGCAAAGAATTTAGTTAATTATTTTCCTTTAACCAAATCAGAAGCACGGGGTTTTGCAACTACTTTAGTTCACAAACAACATGATGGACAGATGCTCTTCTCTAAACAAGCGATGCGTCCCAATTCTAGTGCCATTACTTATAGCAGTTCTCAGAAGACTGGTTTCTTTGGTGTTTCTACCAAGAAATACCATCTAGAGAACAACATGAGAGGGGAATTGCAATTTAATTCTTTTCCGGGATTATGTGGTTCTCCTTATGTTGATTCTGAAAAGGCTATCATTTATGGTATGCATGTTGCTGGTTACTCTAGTGGGAAGCGAGATGGTTTTGGTAGCTTGTTGACACAAACTGTCATTCTTGATAGTTTGGATAAACTCAAGGCCAAATCACCCTATCTTGTAACCCATAGTGAAGGAGAAGTCAAAGTTAATAACTATGATTTGCCCTATACTATTGAACAAGATACACCTCTTTACGATCGTCCTGATGGACTTCAAGAGAAGAGTGTCGTTAGTTATCTAGGTAAAGTGAAGCGTGATGGTTGTGAATTACTTAGTAATGCACGTCCACCTTATATCAAGACTGTATTTAAGGGTGTTGCTGAGGAATTTGGTCCATCCAAATACCAACCACCAACAAATCCTAATGCAGTTGAGAAAACTATGAAGACACTAAATAAGTTAACTGATCCTGTTCAGCATTATGAGCATGATATCTTGAATTTAGCTATTCAAGATTATCTAGATGAAACTTTAACCATTTTTACAAAGCATCCTGAGGATAAGAAACTTTTTAAGATCTATTCTCAGAATGAAGCTTTGGATGGGACTTGTGATGGAGTGTTATCAGGTATTCCAAATGATACATCTTGTGGTTTTCCAATTAACAAATCTAAGAAACAAGTCTTTGTAAAAGATGGTGATGATCCATCCTTGGTTCAAGTACCAAGAGAGTTTAATGATAACTTTGATATTCAATCAGAGATAAATAATGTTCTTGATGCTTGGTATAAGGGTTTAAGATCAGAATCTATATACAAGGCTAGTAGTAAAGTTAACGAATTGTTACCTAACAAGAAAGCTCAGGATAAAGTTCGAAAATTCTATGGCTCTTCTATTGCAAATTTTATTGCATCAAGGAGAGCATTAGGAGCTATACCTGAATTTATGCTGAG